GGCAGTGCAGGAGCCTGCCCTGCGGCCGGCAGAAGAGCGGCTGGCCCGGCGGAGCGGGGTGCTGAAGCGGAGCAGCCGGGAAGAGGGCTCACCCTCTCAGTCGGCGCAGAGCGCCGCCAGCTCCCCCGAGGGGGGAGCCCTTGGCAGTGAGGAAAAGTCTGAGCTGGACGAGGAAGCGGCAGAGAACCAGAACGAAGTCGAGGGCAAGGACGGCGAGGAGAAGGGCGAAGGCAAGACCAAGAGCCCGGAGGAGCGGCGGAAAGCCTTTGGTGAGCTGTTGCGCGGAGAGTATGCCGACCTGACCGAGGAGCTGATGCAGAACGCCGTGACCGAAGCGACCCGGCGGCTGGAAGCAAGCCCGGCCATGAAGGGTCTGATGCAGGCGCTGCAGGAAAAGTACGGCACGGATGCCAACGACCTGGTGGCCCTGACCGAGGCTGTGCGGAACGGCGCGGTGAAGGACGATGCCTACTACGAGAAGCTGGCCATGGAGAAGGGTGTTTCCACCAGGACGGCCCGGGAGCTGGACAAGCTGGAAAGCCAGAACAAGCACCTGACCGAACAGCAGCAGATGATCCAGCAGATGGAGCGCCAGCGTGCCCAGCAGGCCCGCATTGCCGAGCTGCAGGCCGGATGGGACCGGGAAGCGGAGCAGCTGAAAGCCCAGTATCCCGACTTCAACATGGCTGAGGTGCTGGCAAACCCGGAGGTGGAGAAGATGATGCGGTCGGGCGTTTCTATGACAAACGCCTACCGCAGCGCCTACTTTGATCACATCCTGAAACAGCAGCAGGCCGCCACGGCCCGGCAGGTGGAGCAGGGCGTGGTGAACCGGATGCAGCAGCGCAACGCCCGGCCCGGCGAGAATGGCACCCGCCCCGGCAGCGCGGTGCAGACCAAGATCGACGTATCCCACATGAGCCGCAAGGAAATGGAAGAGATGGAGAAGCGGGTCATGCGGGGTGAAGTTATTACACTTTAACAGGAGGAAGCTATGAAAGACAAGACCATGAAGCTGGATCTGCAGATGTTTGCAACGGCCAGCACCCAGAACCAGAACACCACCGGCGCATCCGGCATGAGTGCCGAGATGAAAACCTTTTACGAGAAGCGCCTGATCGACCAGGCAGAGCCTGCCCTGGTGCATGACCAGTTCGGGGACCCGTATCCCATTCCGGCCAACGGCGGCAAGAACATTGAGTTCCGCAAGTATGACAGCCTGCCCAAGGCCACCACTCCGCTGACCGAGGGTGTGACCCCGGACGGCCAGACCATGAACGTTTCCACCGTTACCGCTGAAGTCAGGCAGTACGGCGGATGGGTGCCCATTACCGACACGCTGCAGCTGACCGCCATTGACAACAACATCCTGCAGGCAACCAAAATCATTGCCAGCCAGGCGGGCCGCACCCTGGACACCATCGTGCGTGATGTGCTGGCGGGCGGCACCAACGTGATCTATGCGCCCAAGATCGGCGAAGGCGGCGCGGAGACCGCTGTGACCAGCCGCGCCACCCTGGACGCGACCTGCCAGCTGACCAGCGACCTGATCGCCCGTGCGGCCACCCAGCTGAAGGCCATGAACGCTGACCCCATCGGCACCAGCTTTGTGGGCATCATCCACCCTTATGTAACCTATGAACTGCGCCGCGACCCGGACTGGATCGATGTGCACAAGTACGCCCAGCCGGACGAGATCTACAACGGCGAGATCGGCACGCTGCACGGTGTGCGCTTTGTGGAGACCAGCGAGGCAAAGATCTGGAAGGGCACCGGCTGCCCGACGGGTCTGGCCGTGTTCAGCACCCTGATCCTGGGTGCCCACGCCTACGGTTCCACCGAGATCGAGGGCGGCGGCCTGGAGCACATCGTGAAGCAGCTGGGCTACGGTGACGACCCCCTGAACCAGCGCGCATCTGTGGGCTGGAAGGCACACAAGACCGCTGAGCGCCTGGTGGAGCAGTACATGGTGCGCATTGAGAGCTGCAGCGCACGGTACAGCGCAACGGCTGAGGCGAACTAACCATGAGCCGCCGAACGGATTTGGAACTAAACCTCTCAGTCAGCGCTTTGGGCGCTGACAGCTCCCCTAGTAGGGGAGCCAAGTGTAGGAGTTCGGCGGAGGATAGAGTGATAGAAAGGAGCCGATAAAATGGCAGAAGCAAAGAAAAAGACTGAGACGATCCGGCTGTTTTCGGACGGCGGGAAGTACAAGGGTGACCTGTTCGTGAGCGTGAACGGTGTGAACTACCAGTTGCAGCGCGGCAAGAACATTGAGGTGCCCCCGGAGGTGGCGGAGGTCATCCGCCACAGCCAGGAACAGGACGACCAGACCGCTGCCCGCATGGAAGAGCTGGCGAATAAGGCGTAATTTTAACCCTCTCAGTGCGCAGTCCGGCATGGTCGGAGCTGCTTAGATGTATCCCCCCGGCCCGGCGGCACACGCTGTGCCGGGGGTTATTTGTTTGGAGGTCTTTTATGACAGTAGGAAAGGCAATCGAAACGGCTGACAAGCTGCGGCCCAACAACGGGTTTGACCGCGAGCTGAAGATCTTATGGCTGCGGCAGGCGGATGCGGGGCTGAGAAAGAGCGTGGTGGACAAGAGCGACACCACCGATTTTGATGCCGTGGGTGCGGATATCTTATACGACCGGGAGCAGGAACTTTTGCGGCAGGACGCGGAGCTGCTGCTGCCGGAGCCCTACGACAGCTACTATACCCACTATCTGGCGGCCCAGATGGACGCGGCCCTGGGCGAGACAGACCGCTATGCCAACGAGATGCAGCTGGCCAACGAGAACCAGCAGGAGTTTGCAGCCTGGTGCAGGCACACCTACCTGCCCAGGATGGCCACGAAGTGGAGGTACTGAGATGGCACTGCCGAGTTTATACAGCATCTCGACGGGGAAGAGCATCCAGACGGCCTTTGGAGGCCTGAACGAAAGCTATGCCTGCGCCGAGGCAGAATTTACCGAGATGAAGAACTTTTCCAGCCGGGGATACCCCGCACTGCAGACCCGGACACCCCGGCGCACCATGCGGGCCATGGGCCGCTGCAACGGGATATACCACCTGAACGGCCTGCTGCTGTGCGAGGGCACCACCCTGCGCTACACCGAGGACAGCGAGGACGACGTGGCCACCGTGGCTGCGGGCGGGGAGATCGTGCTGGAAAATGCCGTGACGGACAGCGAGAAAATTATGATCGGCATGGGCACGAAGATCCTGATCTGGCCGGATGCCAAGAGCTTTGACACGGCCACCGGCAAGCTGGAAGCCCTGAGCGCTGCATGGAGCCAGACCGGCACGGTGACAATTGCCCCCTGCGACGCGGGCGGCAAGACCTACACCGTGAGCAGCGTGGGCACCACGGAACCTTCCGGCCCGGCGGACGGGACGCTGTTTCTGAAACAGAACTCCTCTTCCAGCAAGTGGGCCTATGTGAACGTGCTGGAACAGTACGATGCCAAGAGCGGCAAGTGGGCGGAGATCCTTTTGAACAGCGTGAAGATGACCCTGCCCGGGCTGGCCGCTGCGGGCTTCAAGAAGGGGGATACCATCACGGTGGAGCAGGTGCCCGGGCTGGTGGAAGAATATCTGGCCGAGGGTGTGAACGGCGAGGTGACCATTGAGCAGATGGACGGGGACAGCATTGTGCTGACCGGCAGCCCAAAGACCGAGAGCACCCGCTATTACGGCAGCTTTACCGTGACGGCAGGCGGTACCACCTGGAAAAGCATGAACGGCAGCGAGAGCGCCACAGCGGGCGGCACCACCATTACCGCACGGCGGCGGGTGCCCCGGCTGGAATATGTGACCGAGAACGCAAACCGGGTATGGGGCTGCAACAGCGAGGAGAACGTGATCTACAGCTGCAAGCTGGGCGACCCCACCAACTGGTACAGCTACCGGGGCATTGCTTCGGACAGCTACGCCGTGAACGTGGGCAGTGACGGCCCCTTTACCGGTGCAGCCACCTGTATGGGCTATGTGCTGTTCTTCAAGGAGAACTGCCTGCACAAGCTCTACGGCAGCCGCCCGGCAGACTATCAGTTGGTGAGCGTGCAGTGCCGGGGCGTGGCCAAGCAGGCCAGCAAGAGCATGTGCGTGCTGGCGGAAGTGTTGTACTACCTTTCCCCTGACGGCGTGATGGCCTGGGACGGCAGCCTGCCGGTGAAGATCAGCGGCGGACTGGACAACACCTGGCTGATGAACGTGCGCGGGGCGGTGGGCGGTGTGCTGGACACCCGGTATTACCTGCATCTGCGGGTGCCGGGCCGGAACGAGACCCGGCTGCTGGTCTACGACACCGAACGACGGCTCTGGCACGAGGAGGACACGGCGGCGGAAGAGAATGCTTCCGGCTGGGCAATGTGCTCCACGGGGCGGCAGCTCTACCAGTGGGACGGCGTGAACCTGTGGGCCACCGAACCGGAACGGGAGGCCGACCGGGACACCGACACAGCAAAGGCGAATCTGGAACAGAAGGTGGGCTTTGAGGCTGTGAGCGGAGACATTGGCTTGAACATCCCGGCGGACAAGTACATCAACCGGGTGTTTCTGCGAGTGGATGCCCTGACGTACAGCGTTGTGGAGCTGCAGGCCAGCTATGAGGGCGGGGCCTGGGAGACGCTGGGCCAGGCAGCCGTTCTGAACAAATACACCCGGGTCAACCTGCCATTTGTGCCAGAGCGGCACGACACCATGCGGCTGCGGATCAAGGGCACCGGGCAGATCGCGGTGCGGAGCATTGCGTTCAGCATGGCAGAGAGCCGGGGCAACCGGGTGGCCGGAGGGGAACCGAAGAGATAGCCCTGCTTAGGGGAAGGAGATTTTATATGGCAGATATTACGAGGCTTGGCGAGATCGCCATGCCGAAACTGAGTGACAACATGGCCCCGGAGGACAGGCGGAGCATCAACAACTACCTGATGCAGCTGCGGGACCAGATGATGTACATGATGCAGAACCTGGACGAGACGAACTTCAGCGACACCATGCGGGACAAGCTGGTGGCCATGGGGCTGAAGGTGGAGTAACCCTCTCAGCGCGCAATGCACCTGCGGTGTAGTTGCTTGCAGCTCCCCCGAAGGTGGAGCTCTGCTTAGAGGAATGCGAAGACGAAAGGAGACAGTGAGAAGATGGCAAGAGGAAAGTGGTGGGAGTACCTGATCCCGGGCCACAATGTGGGGCTGATGGTAGGTGATGTGTATGACAGCATTACCGGCAACAGCGAAAAGAATGCGGGCACCGGCGTGTTTGGAACCAGAAAGAACGATTCCAACAGCTACCAGTACGCCCAGAGCAATGACCGGGTGACCACGGCAAAGAACAATCTGGATTACTGGAAGGGACAGCAGCCGGAGGACACGACGGGCCAGTATGACAGCCAGATCAGCGGCACGCAGAGCCAGCTGGACAAGATGAACCGGGATGGCTTTTCCTACGATTACACCAAGGACGCGGCTTACCAGCAGTACAAGAACCAGTACACCCGGGGTGCGGAGCTGGCCAGCGAGAACGCTGCCGCCAACGCTTCGGCCCGCAGCGGCGGCTACGGCAACAGCTGGGGCACTTCCAGCGGGCAGACGGCCTACCAGAGCACCATGAACGGGCTTTCAGACGTGGCAGACAGCTTATACAGCCAGGCATACAACGAATATGCCACCAAGAAGAGTGATCTGAGCAACCGGCTGAGCTCCTTGAATCAGCAGAAGCAACTGGCAATCGACGATTACAACACCCGCCTGAACAATTACTATGGTCAACTGAACAATGCTCATACCGAATATGCCAACGCGGTGGGGGCGGCCCAGCAGAAGGATGCGAACAACACCAACTTCTGGGGGAACGTTTTGCAGGTCGGCGCACAGCTCGCCGGGCCGCTTATCGTGAAGATGATGACGGGTGGCTTGCTCTGAAGACCGGTGTGGGGCCCTGCGACAGAGGACAGAAAGAAGGGAACTTTATGTTATTTGATACCTTACGGAGAAAGAACCAGGCGGAACAGGAAGAGCGGGAATGGAATGCCAACCGCCCGGCGGACTATGTGAGCCGGAACAAGGACGCAATGGACAGCCTGACCGGGCAGATCGGCAGCGGGTTCGACTGGGACACCGGCAGCAAAGCCTACCAGCAGTACCGCGCCCAGGCCCAGGCCAATGCTGCCGCCAGCGCGGAGAACGCCCAGGCCAACGCGGCGATGCTGGCGGGCGGGTATGGCAGCAGCTACGCCGACAGCGTGGCAAAGCAGGGCCAGCAGCAGGCGCTGAGCGGCATTGACAATGCGGTACCCGGCCTGAGAGGCCAGGCACTGAGCGAATACCAGAACCAGCAGAACGACCTGCTGAGTGCCCTTTCCGGCATGGCCAACACCGAGGCGCTGGACCGCAGTGCCTACGGCAGCAACTTTGCCAACTACACGGCGTGGCAGAATTTCCTTGCCAACCAGAGCGAACAGGCCCGGAACGAGAACGACAACTACTGGAACAACCTCTGGAACACGGTAAAGAACATCGGCTCGGCGGCCCTGACGGCCTACGATGGGTACAAGGGGTACACACAGCAGCAGTGGGAAAATGACTTTGCCCGGGAACAGTGGGAGTACAACAAGAACCGCACCGACCAGAGCGATGCCCTGAACGCCTACCAGCAGGCGTTCAACCTGTACACCCAGGGCGCTGGGGATGCGGCCAGCGATGTGCTGAACCGGTACGGCCTGAACGCAAACGCTTTTGCCAACTACACCGGCGCACCGGTGACCCGGGACGATCAGGCTGGTGTTCTGAGCACCGCGGCTTCTCTGGTGGCAAGCGGAAATCAGGAAGCAGCGGCCAACCTGCTGAAGATGTATGGCATGGACACCAATGCGGCGGGCGACTACAACACCCTGACCCAGAGAGCACTCTCGGCGGCGCTGGCAAAGAGAGCAGCGACCGGTTCCGGCGGGTCGAGAGGCTATTACCGCCAGAGCAGCGAGTGGTCGAAAAGCGAACTGCGCAACCTGATGAAAGACCGCGAAAGTGTTGCTGCAAAGGGTGGGGATACGACGTGGTATGACGGTATCCTTGCAGATGCTGGTTATCCGGTGCCGGAGACGAAGAACACAGAAAGCACGGGTAAGAGTACGGCGCAGAGCAGTGACACCGGCACACTTCTGGCCCAGAGGTATGCAAAGCGTGGCTACAGCGCCTGGGCAATTACAAACATTATGAGCCAGAACGGATACAGTGACAAAGAAATCTCGGACGCATTGGAAAAGGCAGGTGTGGAATAATGGCATGGACAGCGGAGAAAGTTCGGGCTTTGCGGGAAAGCAACCCCTCTGAAACGGCAAAAAAGGATGAGGAAAGCGGCAAGTGGACGGCAGAACGGGTTCGGGCACTGCGTACCAGCTCCCCTGGTAGGGGAGCCAAGGGGGTGGCTGCGGCTGAGGGCACCGACCTGTATTCCACGGCGCTGGAGGATTACCGGACAAGGAACAACCTGGGCTTTGCGGATGCCATGGACAGCCGGAGCGACGAGCTGAACCGGCAGAAGGCGACAGTGAGCCCGGCGGGGAATACTCTGGGAATGTGGTACGGACAGCAGGCCCAGAAGCTGAAGAACAGCTATGCGGAGTACAGCCAGCCGGACGACTTTGACCAGGCCAACCAGTGGTTTGACCAGCCTCGGAATCAGGAGCTTGTGAACAAGCTGCTGGAAAAAAAGAGCAATTATACCAGCTATGCCGAGACCGGCACCAGCAGAAACGGGGCCAGCGCCGGGGATGGTAGCATCGACCCCTTCCGCACCACGGGAATCAAGGGGAAGGTGGGCAACACCTACAGCACGGCGGACCTGAAAAAGCTGGGGTACACGGACACGGAGATCCGGCAGGCCAGGGAGTATCTGGACACCATGGAAGAAATCCCGGAGTGGAAGCAGCTGGCCCGGCGGACGGCAAACACCGTGGGCGGCGTTGCGGACACCGTGGCCGCTGCCCCGCTGATGGGTGCGGAGTACCTGGTGCAGGCCGGAAAGAACATCCGGCAGAGCAGCGAGAACCGGAAAGCACTGGAAGCAGAGCTTGCCCGGAACCCCCGCGAGAAGAACCTGTATGACCAGCTGATGGAAACTGACATGGACTACCAGCCCAAGTACAGCACCGGCGACCTGTTGCAGCAGGGATTTACCCGGCAGGAGATCGAGGACATGCGCAGCCGCATTGCCGGAACGGAAGCAAAGGGTGGCATCGACACGGAGAAGAGCGTGGGCTACCAGCTGTACAACCGGGGCCAGCAGCTGACGGGCGCGGCCCAGAGCGGCCTGACCGATGTGCAGCGGACCGTGCAGGGCGTGGCGACCAGCGCGGCTGAGAACCTTGCCGTGGCTGCCATCAATCCGGCGGCGGTGCTGCCGGTGCTGAGTGCCCAGGGCGCTGCGGATGCCATGGGCAAGAGCGCGGCCAAGGGCGAAAGCGCAGGCAAGGCGCTGGTGGGCGGCGTGGCCAAGTTTGGCGCAGGATGGGCCATCAACAGCGTGGGTGCGGCTGATCTGGCAAGAACCATGGGCGCGGACTACGCCAGAAATTCCGTGGCGGGTGCTGTGGCGGACAAGATCCGGGCGCTGGCTGGAGATTCGGCCTTTGCGGCGGCACATCCGGCAGTTGCCAACGCCATTTCCGGCGGCATTGACAACGCCATGCAGGCCTTTGTGGAGACCTACGCCGACAAGGCCATTGATGCGGCCCTGGGAGACAGCGAAGCTGCCCAGACTATGTTTACCACGGACACGCTGGTTCAGGCGCTGGAAGCGGGCCTTTCCGGCGGCGCATCCGGTGCACTGGGCGGCGCTGTGGGCACAGGGCTTTCCAGGATGAACGCGGGAGATTCCAGCCTGCGGGGCAACGTGGAGCGGTATGCCGCTCAGGACGAATACGAGCAGGCGCTGAAGGAACACCAGCGCCGGGAGGAGCTGGCGCGGGAACCGGAACCCCTCAGTCAGCGCGTGAGCGCTGACAGCCCCCCTAATAGGGCAACGACGACGACCGCCGCCAGTGGCGGAAACAGGGAGG